TGACAGGTTACAAATATGGAGCATGTGCAGACTCAACATATACTGACGCTAGTGGTTTAGGGTCGTTTAAAAAGATTTCATCTACAGAGTCAAATACAGATTATGACGCTTACAAACAAGCGATTCATAAATTTGAAAACCCTGAAGCTGTAGATATTAATGTGTTCGCTACACCAGGAATTGATTATGTTAACAACTTAGCTTTAGTAAATGACACTATAGATATGGTTGAAAACGAAAGAGCGGATTCACTATATATCACTACAACACCAGATTACAACTTATTTGTTAGTACTACTTCAGACGCGAGTAATAAAATTGACCCAACAGAAGCTGTTAACAATGTAGAAGATAGTTTTATAGATTCTAACTATACAGCGACTTACTATCCTTGGGTACTTGTTAGAGATAATAACACAAATAAACAATTATATATTCCACCAACAGCTGAAGTTACTAGAAACTTAGCATTAACAGATAATATAGCTTTCCCATGGTTCGCATCGGCTGGTTATACTAGAGGTATCGTTAACGCAATAAAAGCTAGAACAAAACTAACTTTAGACGATAGAGATACGTTATATGTTGGTAGAATTAACCCAATCGCTACATTTAGTGATGTAGGTCCGATTATATTTGGTAACAAGACTTTACAAGTTAAAGAATCGGCTTTAGATAGAATAAATGTAAGAAGATTGTTATTACAAACTAGAAAACTGATTTCAGCAGTTGCGGTTAGATTACTATTCGAACAAAATGATGATGTGGTAAGACAACAATTCCTAGACTTAGTTAACCCAATTTTAGACTCTATAAGAAGAGATAGAGGTTTAACAGACTTTAGAGTTGTATTATCAGATGACCCAGAAGAAATCGATAGAAATGAAATGAACGGTAAGATTTACATCAAACCAACAAGAGCACTAGAATTCATATTTATTGAATTCCTAATAACTCCAACAGGAGCTTCATTTGAAGACATATAATAGACAATTATGAAATTTAAAAAAAGATTACTTTCAGAGGAGGTAGGTTTACCAAAAACTAATAAAAAAACTTACACTAAAGGTAAAAAACAAAAAGTGGTAGTTAGTGAAGAACAATTACAAAGGTTAATTAAACTTATAAACGAAAAAAGAGACGAAAAACCTAGTATATATAAACCAACACCTACTAACCCAACCCCTAGTGGTATCGGTGGTAGAATGGGAAAAAAACCTTCATCACTTAAACCAACACCAACTGACCCAACACCTAGGGGTAAGATGGGTGAAAAACCTAAAGGATTTGGTGAAACTCCACCAGCAAGACCAAAACCATTGACTGGCCAAAAAGCTCCGTGTCCTCCTGGGCAAATAATGACACCACAAGGGTGTTCGTCTTTAAACCCTGATGAACTTGTAACAAATGCAATAGAAATGGGGGAACAAGCTACAAAAAGTGGACGTGGAAGCAGTACTGACGGACATGGATTTGACCCAGAAGACCCAACAACATCATCTGCTAAGAAAAAGTGTTGTAAATGTAGAGGCCAAAAACCATACAGTCTTGTACCTGGAAAAAAATGTCCTAAATCTTGTCCAGAAGTACCTTGTAAGGGAAAACCAACGCCACCAACACAAGGCAATGTAACTTACGAAGGTAGAAAATTGAAAACTACAAACCCTATTTCAGAATCAGAGATTAGAGGCATGAAAAAATGGTTTAATAGAGTCAATAAAGCGGGGACGGCATATAATCCAATTAAAGGTTAAAGGATTGTTATAAAATACCAATAAATTAACGTGATGTTTTTTCATCACGTTTTTTTTTATCTATTTAAAATATTTATAGTATATGTCTAAAAACCTAATAATAACAGAAAAACAATTTACAAAACTTGTAAGTGAGATTGGTGAGGTAATAACAACCGATAAAATAAGAGGATACTCTTTTGATTGGGACGATAATATCCTTTATATGCCTACAGAAATTAAGATGGAAAAAAAAGATGGTTTTGACTGGGTACCGGTAAATGTTAGTACTGAAGATTTTGCTATAGTTCGTGATGATTCAGACTATAGATTGACGGATTATTCTTTTATGGATTTTGCAGAGCCACAAACATTTATAACAGATGTTAAAAAGGCAATAGAGGATAAAAAGTTTGCCCCTAGTTTTGAAAAATTTAAAGAGTCGTTAATTTACGCTAATCCATTTTCAATAATAACAGCTAGAGGTACACCACCACATGCAATTAAAGAGGGGGTTAGGTTATTAATTGGAATGACATTTGAACCAAAAGAAGTAAAATTTATGTTAGAAAACATAGAAAAAACATACCCATCAACACAAGACATGAATATGGAAGAAAAAATAGATTTTTATTTATCACAAAATGATTATTCTCCCGTAACATCCACAGAATTTAAAGATAAATTTGGTTTAGATTCTGACGCTGACAGACCAGAAGAAGGTAAAAAAATAGCTTTAAGAGATTATGTTAAAAAAGTAGTAGAAGGTGTTAAAAAACTAACTAATGGTGAATATGATAGATTAAGTATTGGTTTTAGTGATGACGATAGAAGAAATATAGAAGCTATTATTGATTTTATTGATAAAGAATTACAAATAGAATATCCTGGAGTAAACTTTTTTATATATGATACCTCAAAAGGAGAAAAAAACAAAATTATAGTATCTAAAATAGATGATTAATATTATTTTGCTGCAACGATATATTTATAGATATATAGAGTAAATAATTAAAGTACATTATATTTATTAACAAATAACAAAAATTAAAAATTAAAACAATATGGCCGATTTATTAATGAAAATGCCCGTACCTTATGAACCAAAGAAAAAGAATAGGTTTATAATGAGATTTGATTCTTCACTGGGTATTAACGAATGGTACGTAGAAAGTACATCAAGACCACAAGTTACTATAGGTTCCGTAGAGATACCTTTTCTAAACACATCAACTTACGTAGCTGGTAGATTTACTTGGAACACAATAAATGTTACGTTTAGAGACCCTATTGGTCCTTCTGCTTCACAAGCACTTATGGAGTGGGTTAGATTACACGCTGAGTCGGTAACTGGTAGAATGGGTTATGCTGCAGGATATAAAAAGAATCTAGATTTAGAGATGTTAGACCCAACAGGTGTTGTTGTAGAAAAATGGGTATTACAAGGTTGTTTCTTAACCGATGTTAATTTTAACGATTTATCTTATAGTGATGAAGGTATGGCTAACATAGCAGCAACATTAAGACCAGATAGATGTATATTAGTTTACTAATTTAATTTTAAAAATATATTTAAAGAACCCACAATTATGTGGGTTTTTTGTTTTATACTACTTATAGTAGATATTTGTGAATTTTTATTCACTTAATAAATAATTTTTATATTATTGTTAATAAAACTATATAGAATGGAAAACATGCAAACACCAGAAATTTCACCTAACATATCTTACGATATTGTAGAATTACCATCTAAAGGTATTTTTTACGCTAATAATAAAAAAACTTTAAAGGTAGCTTATTTAACAGCAGCCGATGAAAATATTCTAACATCACCTAGTCTATCACAATCAGGTGAGTTAATGGACACACTATTAAAGGCAAAAGTTTTAGATAAAGATGTTGATATAATGAATTTAGCTGAATGTGATAAACAAGCTATTTTTGTTTTTCTAAGAAATACAGGTTTTGGTCCAGAATATAGATTTAAATTAACAGACCCAAAAACAGGTAAAGAGTTTGAACACGTTGAAGACTTATCTGTTTTAAAAACTAAAGAAGTTACTGTAGAACCAGACAAAGACGGTTTATTCGAATATAAACTACCAGTTTCAGGTAAGATTTGTAAATTAAGACTTTTGACACCACAAGATAAATTAGAATTATCAGAGTTAGAAAAAAGTTATGAAGGTATGAAAGTAAAACCTATGGCTACTAAACGTTTGGAAAAAAGTATTGTAGAAATTAGTGGTGAAAAAGACCCAATGACTATATCTAGCACAATCCATACTTTACCTTTAAGAGACGCTCAAGAAATTAAA